GTAACATACGCGGCAGATAGTTTAGTAAAAATGTACTAAACTATTTGTTCTTTTGGTTTATATTTCGTATCTTTGTAGGAGTAAAAATAAAGGTTATTTAAAAAGGAGGTTGTTATTTATCAGAATGTATTCTACCAAAAAGGAAAAAATAAAGTTCATCTTTGGGATTCAAAAACAGGTTATCACGTTTTAGATTTTAAACCATATGCATACAAACCAGATATGCATGGTGATGCCACTACATTAAGTGGTATTAAAGTTTCTAAAACATATGAGTTCACAAACGATGACCCAAATTTATTTGAAGCAGATGTACCGGAAACTACTAGAATATTAGTAGATTTATATAATTCTAGTGATATTCCATCGGAAGGTCACGTTATTATGACTTTTGATATTGAGGTAGAAATGATTACAGGTCTACCAGATACCCAAAAGGCAAAAAACGAAATCACTGCAATTGCTTTGCACGATAGTGCTACTGATACTTACTATGCATTAGTATTAGATAAGTTGGGTAAAGTAAAGAATACAGAAACAGGTAACAGAGTTGTTCGTTCATATCACAATGAAAAAGAATTACTACACGCTTTTTTAACAATCTACGAAACTATTCGTCCAACTATTATTACAGGTTGGAATATTGACCAGTTTGACGTTCCATATTTATTTAATCGTATTACAAATGTATTGGGTAGAAATAATGCAACACGTCTATCACCAATCGGTGAGTGTTTCTATTCACCATACAGAAATCGTTGGAGTTTTGCTGGAGTAAGTGCATTGGATTATATCACTTTGTATAAGAAATATAACTATGGTTTGGAAGCATCTTATACCCTAAATCACATTGCCACAAAAGAGGTAGGTAGAGGTAAGTTAGAATATAAAGGTAGTTTAGATGATTTGTTTAAAGAAGATATTAACAAATATATAGATTACAATATTGTAGATGTTGAGTTAGTGGTAGAGATGGATAAGAAACTACAATTCATTGAGTTGTGTAGAGCAATCTGCCACACCGGTCACGTTCCGTATGAGGATTTTGTGTATTCATCAAAGTATTTGGAAGGTGCATGTTTGAACTACTTAAAGAAGAAGAATTTAGTAGCACCAAATAAACCTGCCGATAGAAGGGAGAGGATGAAGGAAATCAACGATAATAACGAAGAGAAATTCATTGGGGCATATGTAAAAGAACCCATCGTTGGTAAGTATGATTGGATTTATGATTTGGACTTAACATCTCTATATCCATCCATCATTATGAGTTTGAATATCTCACCTGAAACAAAGGTGGGTAAGATAAATAATTGGGATGCAGAGGAGTGGATTAAAGGAATAGAAACTACATATCAAGTTACATCGGATGGTTCAACTTACCCATATACCAAAGAACAATTATCAGAACTAATTAAGGATAATGGATTAGCAATAGCAGCCAATGGTGTATTATATGACCAAAGTAAGCCAGGTATTATTGCAGATATTTTAGATACTTGGTTTAAAGAACGTGTTGAATTTAGAAAATTAGAAAAACAATATGGTGAAGAGGGTGATAAAGAAAAATATGAATTTTATGCGAAGAGGCAGTTGGTTCAAAAGATTCTTCTTAACTCTATGTATGGTGTGCTTGGTCTTCCTGCCTTTCGGTTTTACGATATTGATAATGCAGAGGCGGTTACGGTTACTGGTCAAACGGTCATTAAGAAAACGGCGGAAATGGCAAACCTAAAATATAATAAAGAATTAGGAACTAAAGCAGATTACAATGTTTATATAGATACTGATTCCATTTATATGTTGGCAGAACCATTGGTTAAACATCGGTTTCCAGAATACAAATCGTTTGATGAAAAGCGAATGGCATCGGTGGTAAACGATATTGCAGAAGAAACTCAAGCATTCTTAAATAAATTTTATGATTTATTAGCTGAAAGGTTTTTCTTTATTAAAAAGGATAAACATAGGTTTGAGATTAAAAAAGAATACATTAGTAAAGCTGGTTTTTGGATTGCTAAAAAGCGGTATGCACAATGGATGATTATGAAGAATGGTATTCCTTGTGATAAGCTAGATGTAAAAGGATTAGATGTAGTTCGTTCTTCATTCCCAAAAGCATTCCAGGATTTTATGTCAAGAATATTACGTGACATTCTTACCGGTAAAACAAATGAGGATGTTGATACGGAGTTAAGGGCATTCAAATTGAGTTTATCTGATTTAGATGTATCAGTAGTAGCAAAGGGTGGGGCAGTAAAGGAAATTAGTAAGTATGATACAAAAGGTTTAGATAAACGCATTGGTTCGTTTTTAGCAGGAACTCCTGCACATGTTAAAGCAGCCATCACCTACAATAGATTACTAATTCACTATAAGTGTCCGTTTATGTATGAGCCAATTAGAAATGGTGATAAAGTAAAGTGGGTGTATCTAAAACAAAATCCATTTGGATTGGATACCGTAGCATTTAAAAACTATAATGACCCGGATGAGATTATGAATTTTATTAAACAATATGTAGATGTTGATAGAATTTTTGAAGCAGAATTAGAAAACAAAATGGATGATTTCTATAATGCGTTGAAGTGGGAGAAGGTAAATCACGCAGAGAAAAAACTCTCACAATTTTTTGGATTTTAAATTAAATTTTCGTATCTTTGTAAACACAATAAAATAATAAATTATGAACAAAATTAGATTAAATCGTTTCATTCAAAAGTACAATTTAGCTGGATTAATTGAATCAGTTACTTGGAAAGCAGATGGTAGTAAATTGGTTACTAAATTCATCTCTGATGATAAGACAGTATTAGGTGAGTTAGAGTTGGATAATTTCAACTTTGAAGTAGCAGAATTGGGTATTTATACCACCTCAAATCTTTCAAAATTATTATCTGTAATGGGTGATGATGTTGAGTTGCAAGTAGCAAAGGTTGAAGACAAATCAATTGGATTAAACTTTAACAGCGAAGGAACAAAAATTAGTTATCAGTTAGCTGATTTGGCTGTTATTCCTGCAGTACCTGATTTGAAATCACTACCTCCATTTGATATTGAAATTGATTTAGATGGTAAGTTTATTGATAAATTCATTAAAGGTAAAAATGCGTTAAGTGATGTAGATAATTTCACAATCCTTACTGAAGGCGGGGATTTAAATTTGGTGATTGGTTACTCAAATGTAAATTCTAACCGAATTACTTACAAAATAAAAGAAGGATATGGTAGTGATGTAACTCCTATTTCATTCTCTGCAAAGTATCTTAAAGAGATTTTAGTAGCAAACAAAGATGCTAATTCTGCTAAATTACAAATTTCTACACAAGGATTGGCGCACATCGCGTTTAAGATTGATGATTATACATCAAAATACTATTTGGTAGAGGTTCAGTTATCAGCATAATAAAAGCAAAAACTATGGCGTTTGATTACCCAAAAAAGTATTTTTACGAAAGGAACGATTGGATTTACCGAAAAGATATAAACCTAACATATGAGGCAGTATTAAAGATGTCTTTTGCAGATTTTGGTAAATGGGTTGATTACTTTCGTAAAACTGCCATAGAACAATGGAACAAAACCGATGCTCCACCAAAGATGGGTAAAGATGAACCTGAAATCATAGAAGCATTTTCTAAACTACAATCATTTAAGGTGCACGAGTTTGCAGAAAAAGACGATGTAGGTGATGATATTATCTTTAACTTTAATAAGTTTGCTACTGCAGTAAATCAGTTCTTTCCTGCAATGTATAAAACTGGTATTGGTGGTTCTACTTATGATAAACCAAAACCATCTATTTACGATATTTTTGTAGATGATAATTACCTACCGGAATTTATCAAACAAATGCGAAGATTGACTAGGCAAGATGGGATGTATCGTTTCAGTAGAACCGTACACTTAAATAATCCAGATTATCATAACTCACATATACAAGGTGGAAAAGAGTGGATTGAAAAATGGGTTAGTGGTGATACATTAGCAGGATATGATTTTTGTTTATCACAAGCTGATAGTAAAGTTCCGGCACCGGAAATAACTGCAAGTGAGGTTAAACAATTGTGGGCAGAAGGTAAGTTGAGATATGAAAATATATCATCATTAAGAACTGCTGATTGGGGAGATAATATGGATAATCTAACAGACCTCCCAAAACAACCTATACAGATTAAAATATATCCATTAGGTCAAACAATCTTTCCAGAAGCAACTGCAGCATTCCGTATTGGTATGGGAACGCAAGCAGTAGTAAACTTTCCACCATTAACTGCAAAGTTTTTATATCAAAAGTTTACTCAACATATTAAAGAGCAAGATGTAATTAACATCTATGACCCATCGGCTGGTTGGGGTGGTAGGATATTGGGAGCAATGAGTGTAGATGATAGGAATATCCACTACATAGGTAATGACCCGAATACTGAAAACTTTATTCCAGAAATTGGTAAAACTAGATATGAGTATTTAGCAGAGTTCTTTAATAATAAAGTACCGGGTGCATCCAATTTGTTTTGGGGACATCGTAATAGTTATGAATTATTCACAACAGGTAGTGAGATTATTGGGGAAGAGGAAAGATTCCAAAAGTATAAGGGTAAGTTAGATTTTGTATTTACATCACCACCATACTTTGATAGAGAAAGATACTCCGATGATGATTCACAATCTTTTAAGAAATTCAATAACTATGAAAGTTGGAGAGATGGATTTTTAAGACCTACACTAACAACTGCATTTGAATATCTACGAAACGATAGATACATTTGCTGGAATATTGCAGATATAAAGATGGGTAAAGATAAATTCTTTCCATTAGAGCAAGATTCAATTGATATTCTTACTGGTTTAGGTATGGAATATAAGGGTAAGATTAAAATGACAATGAGTCCAATGACCGGTGTTGATTTGAGTGGAGTAAAAAATAGTATGCGTATCGGTGGAACTGCATACAAATATGAACCAATTTTTATATTTTATAAACCTTAAAATAAATGTTTGCAAATAAGAAAGAAAATACTTTGTGGGTGGAACGCTACCGTCCAAAAACACTAAATGAATATATCGGTAATGATTTACTGAAAGAGAAAGTGCAAGGGTATTTAGATACTAACGATGTCCCACATCTATTACTATATGGGAAAGCAGGAACTGGAAAAACTACATTAGCTAAAATTATAGCAAATACAATTGAATGTGATTTGATGATTATCAACGCATCCGATGAGAACAATGTAGAAACGGTTAGAAATAAAGTAAAGAACTTTGCAAGCGGTGCTGGATTTAAGGGATATAAGATTATCATTTTAGATGAGTTTGATTATATGACCGCCAACGCTCAAGCAATTCTTCGTAACTTAATGGAAACATTCAGTACCCACACTAGATTTATCCTAACCTGCAATTATCACGAAAAAATTATTGAACCAATTTTATCACGCTGTCAAACATTTGCAGTAACTCCACCATCAAAGAAAGATGTAGCAGTTCACGTGACAAACATATTAAATAAGGAGGGCATTAAATATGATATTAAAGATGTTGCGGATATTATTAGTGCTTTTTATCCGGATATTCGTAGGGTGCTTAATACTATTCAGTTGCAGTGTTCTAATGGAACTCTTAAAGTAGATACACAAACTGCTTTACAAAATGATTTTAAGATAAAGATTTTAGACATCTTAAAAAATGGTTCGGAGAAACGCAATATGTGGATGGAAATTAGGCAGATTATTGCAAACAATAAGATTACTGAATTTTCAGAACTATACACGTATCTATATGAAAAAGTAGATGAGTATGGAAAGGAAAATAAATCGGGTGTAATCCTAGCATTATCAGACTCCCAACAAAGGGATGCATTAGTAGTAGATAAAGAAATTCCGTTCATAGCGGGTGTAATTCAAATAGTAAGTTTAATTAGATAATTATGGCAGAAAATGTAGAAGTGGCAAAACCTATTGGTGATAGAGTTTTGATTGAGTTTGAAAAAGTAGAAAAGACAGCAGGTGGTATTATCTTACCAGAAACTGCACAATATGGTGAAAACAAAGTAGGTAAAGTAGTTTCAGTTGGACCAGGTGTTTACACACAAAATGGAACTCGTATCCCTATGACGTTAGAGGTTGGTAATAAAGTATTACTACCACACAATAGTTATGATACTCAAACCATTAAGTTAGGTGGTAAGGATTATATTTTATTACGTGAGCAGGAAATTTTAATGGTAATTCGATAATGCAAAATCCTAATATAGATTTATCACAAGCAAAGGATATGGTATGTGATAAGTGTGGTGGAGATACATTTGCACCTGGCTTTAGATTTAAAAAGATTAGTAGATTACTAACCGGTACAGCACAAGATGCAGTAATTCCAATTGAACTATACCTATGTGTAGAATGTGGTGAAGTGTTAGAGGAGTTATTACCAAAAGAAGCAAGAAAACCAAAAGAAAATGGCGAAGGAAAAAACCCGCTTGGGCTTATTTGACCACATAGCGGCATTAACGGAACATCAAAAGCCTGATTACTTTGATAAATTGACAGATGATGATAAAAAGACATGGAGTAATTTTCTTATCTTACGTTATTTATCAATGCAACCTACTTGGGTTGATGTTGTTTCGGAAGTTCAACCATATGTACAAAGTTTATCTCCAGAGTTATTCTACAAAGTGTTTATAGATATTTTACCAAAAGGTAAACAATATTTAAAATATATAAGTGGAAGAAAGAAAGCAGATGGACAGCCAGATTGGTTGATAGATTTAGCTATATTATATTACCAAGTATCACATAAGCAAGCAGTTGAGTATTTAGATATTTTATATTCTACTAGAAAAGGGCAAGAAGAAATAAACGAATTGTGTGAAATGTACGCAGTTCCAAAAAAACAAATCACTTCCCTAAAGCTTAAAATTTAATATCCGTTTTATGATTTCTCCTATATTTATTTATGGGAGAAATTATGAGACTAATTACATCAATATTGTTGGTGCTATTACCTATTATGGGTATGGCACAAAATACAGAGCCAGTTTTTGTTGAGAAAGTTGTTAATAGTGTTCAGATAGGACCTTTAACCGGCAACAAAAACCTGGCTTTTGGTGTAAAAAACATTCTACAAGAATTAGTACAAGAGAACCATCCTTTGATGGAAACCATAGATGAGAACACAATCGTTCTTAAAACAGAAATCGTTTTCTTCGATATTCTAACAACCAAAAAAAATATATCAGTTTTTCATT